GGCTTCGTTCATGACAGGACTGGCTGTGTTTGATGGCCGTCAGTCTGCCGCCTCGATCCTCATCTGCTTAGCACCGCATCTTGTAAACGGCCGATCTACAACCTCGGCTCGTTGCCGCACGTCCCCCACAAAACGACCATGCCCTCACTGCCACCGCACCCCGCGATCCCCCGCATTGAGGACCTCACGGCATGAGCACTAAAAAGAAATTCCGTTCCAAGCAGTTCCGTGTCGCCGTCGAAGGCGCAACCACGGACGGCCGCACCATCGAGCGCAGCTGGATTGAGCAGATGGCCGCCAATTACGACCCCAAGGTCTACGGCGCGCGCATCTGGATGGAGCACTTCCGCAGCACTCTGGCTGATTCCCCCTTCCGCGCTTATGGAGATGTCTTGGCCTTATCTACCCAGGAAGTCGAGATCAATGGCGAGAAAAAGCTGGCCCTGTTTGCCCAGATCGAGCCTACCGACGACCTGGTGAACATGGTCAATAACTTAAAGCAAAAGGTGTACACCTCCATCGAGGTCAACGAGAAGTTTGGCTCCAGCGGCCAAGCGTATCTGGTGGGTCTGGCTGTGACTGACAGCCCAGCCAGCATCGGCACCGAGATGCTGACCTTTGCTGCGCAAAACCCTGAAGCCAGCCCCCTGAAAGCCCGCAAACAATCCCCGGACAACCTGTTCACCGCCTGCGAAGAAACCTGCATCGAGCTGGAAGAAGTGCAGGAAAAAACCGGTCTGGGCGCTGCGCTGTTTACGCGCATCCAGGACATGTTCAAGAGCAAGCAGGCCGAGGACAACCAGGCGTTTGCCCAGTTTGGCGAAGCCGTGGTCGAGCTGGCCGGCCACGTCCGTGACCAAGGCGAAGACCTTGCCAAAGTGCAGACCCAACAGGGTGAATTCAGCACAAGCCTGGACGCGCTACAGGCTCGATTCAACGAGCTGACCGACACCCTTGGCAAAACCGCCGACCACAGCCAGCAGCAGCGTCCGCCGGCCACCGGCAGCGCTGGCCAGATCCTCACCGCTTACTAAAACCCGCCGCATCTCTGGGAGAACCCCATGCGCAACGAAACACGTGCTCTATTCAATGGTTACCTGGACCAGGTGGCCAAGCTCAATGGCATTACTTCGGCCATTGTGAAATTCAACGTCGCGCCCAGCGTTCAGCAGAAACTGGAAACTGCGATTCAGGAATCCAGTGCGCTGCTGCAAAAGATCAACGTTATCACCGTCACCGAGCAGGAAGGTGAGTCCATTCTGCTGGGCGTGAATGGCCCCATTGCTGGCCGTACCAATACGGCCGGTGGAAACCGCCGTAATCCGGCCGACCGCAGCGCGCTCAACAAGGACAGCTATAGCTGCAAGCAGACCAACTTTGACAGTGCCTTTCCCTATCCGTTGATCGATGCCTGGGCCAAGTTTCCAGACTTCCAGGTGCGCCTGTCCAAGGCCATCACGGATCGCCAGGCCCTTGACCGTCTTATGATCGGCTTCAATGGCATCAGCGCCGCTGCTGCGACTGATATCGCTGCCAATCCGCTCCTGCAGGACGTGAACAAGGGCTGGCTCCAGAAGATCCGCGAAGGTGCAGCCGACCGCGTAATGGACGAGGTGGTCGAAGGCTCGAAAAAAGTCACCATCGGCGCAACCGGCGACTACAAGAGCCTGAATGGCCTGGTCTATGACCTGGTGCAGCTCTTGGATCCGTGGCACCGCAGCCGTCCGGACCTGGTCGTCCTGGTCTCCCGCGATCTGATGCACGACAAGCTGCTCTCGGCCGTCGAGAAGGGCGCAGCTTCCAATGTGGAAGAAAACGCTGCTAACGAGATCCTGAGCAAGGCCCGCCTGGGTGGCCTGCCGGTAGTCGATGCACCGTTCTTCCCTGGCAAAACCGTGTTCATCACCACGCTGGCCAACCTGTCGATCTACGTACAGGAAGGCGGCCGCCGCCGTTACCTGAAAGACGAGCCCGAGTACGACCGCATCGCGGACTACCAGTCCTCGAACGATGCCTATGTGATTGAAGACTTAGGTCTGGTCGCGCTGGCTGAAAACATCGAGGCGGTGTAACCCATGCTGACCCACGCCCAACGCATGCAGCTGCGTAAACGCGCAGCTAAGGAGGCCGCCGAGGCCTCACCGCATGGCTCCATGGAAGGGGCCACCCGTTATGAGCTGCAGCTGGCCAAGCTGCTCCAGGACCGTCTGCGCCTAAAGCAGATCCAGTCCACTCTGGGCAAGGCCGAACTCAAGCGGCAGCTCCTGCCGGAGTACGCCGACTATGTGGCCGGCGTTTTATCAGCCGGGCAGGGTGCCCAGGATGAGGTGCTGACCACGGTCATGATCTGGCGTATCGATGCCGGCGACTTTGCCGGTGCGCTGGACATCGCGGCCTATGTGTTGGGCAAGGGACTTGTCATGCCGGATCGCTTCGCCCGTACCACCGGCTGCCTGGTGGCTGAAGAAGTCGCTACCGCTGCGCTCAATGCGCAAAAGACCGGCGACACCTTCGACCTGGACATCCTGAAGCGTACCGCCGAACTCACGGCCGAGCAGGACATGCCTGACGAGGCCAGGGCCAAGCTGTACCTGGCCATTGGCAAGGCCGAGCTGCAGGGCATCGATGACGACAAGGCTGGCCAGCCTGGCCAGCTCCAGGCGGCCATCGAATCCCTGCAAAAGGCCATCGGCCTGCATGACCGCTGCGGCGGCAAAAAGGATCTGGAGCGCGCCGAGCGCCTCCTGAAGAAACACGCCGGAACCCCCGGCTAAACAGGCGTCCCACGCACCCCGCCGGCTCGGCGCGGATCGAAAAGGCCTGGCCTTGTTTCGTGAAGCGCCGACCACCGGCGATCTCTTTCTAAGGCGGCACCATGAGCGGTTTTATAGCAGTAGCCCAGGCCTCCGAACTCACCGTGATCAATGACGGCTGGTGGCCTGACATCGATGCCGGCCAGCTGCGGGCAGCCCAGCGGATCGACTCAAGCGTCACCGATACCCGTCTGCAGGTGGCTATTACCGGCGCAATGATTTCTGCCAACCGCGACCTGGTCGCGTTCAAGGCGCGTAATACCGTGCTCGGTTATACCTCGCTGGCTGAGGTCCCATCGGATCAACTCAACGGAATCAGCCTCCTGCTGCAGCTCTACAACCGCGCCGTGTCGTGCCTGGCCTGCTCGGAACTCTACGAGCGTTACCGCAGCTATGACACCACCAAGGCAGGAAGCCAGAACGCTGACGAACTCACCCCCAGCATTGATGAGTACCGCCGCGATGCCCGCTGGGCCATCCGCGACCTGCTCGGCCTGGGCCGCAGCACGGTGGAGCTTATCTGATGGCCACCACCGTCCGTGCGCAGCAAAACGACACCCTCGACCGACTCTGCTGGAGGCACTACGGCGCAACCGCCGGCGTCACCGAGCAGGTCCTGGAGGCCAATCCGGGCCTCGCCGAGTTAGGGCCTGTCTTGCCGATCGGGCACCCCGTCACCCTGCCAGACGTATCCACCACAGCCGCTGAAGCCCAAGAGGCGCAGCAGGTGAACCTCTGGGATTGATCACCATGAACAACGAGAAGCCCACCATGCCTCCCGAGAATTTTGATATCTACGCCTGGCTGATCGCCCGGCTGCAAGCCGAGTGGAGCACGATCTATGCAGGCCTTCTGGGCTGCTCGGTTGCCGCTCTGCGCGTCCTTTACGGTGGCGGAAGCTTTCGCCAGGTCCTGCTGGAGGCCCCGCTGTGCGGAGCCATTAGCCTGGCCACCAGCTCCGGCCTGGACTTCTTTGGTATTGCCCAGAGCGCTGCGCCGTTCTTTGGCGGCGTTATTGGCCTGCTGGGTGTAGAAGGCGTCCGCCGCCTGGCTGACCGCTACCTGAGCAAAAAGGTGGAGGACGCACAATGACCGCTACCTTGAAGCACGGCGACAAGGGCCAGCCTGTTACCGACCTGCAAAACCTGCTGAACAAGAACGGCGCGCAGCTGCGCCTGGATGGCCTGTACGGTGACGACACTGAAAAGGCCGTTAAGGCCTATCAGGCCAAAGTTGGTTTGGTGGCCGATGGCATTGCCGGCCCCAAGACCCAGGCGCGTCTATTGGGCATTAACGATGGCAAGCACCTGCAGCACAGCGATCTGGTCAAGGCAGCAGGTCAACTTGAGGTATCGCTGGCCAGCGTCTACGCCATCAACGAAGTGGAAAGCCAGGGCCAGGGTTTCCTGCCTAACGGTAAGGCCAAAATCTTATTTGAACGGCACGTCTTCCGCGAGCGCCTCGAGGCGGCTGGTCATGATATCGGCAAGCTTGAGGCTCAGTATCCCAACCTGGTCAACGCCACAGCCGGTGGCTACGCCGGCGGCACGGCCGAATGGCAGCGCCTGGCCCTGGCCCGGCAGATCGATGAGACCGCTGCGCTGGAGTCCGCCTCCTGGGGCGCGTTCCAGATCATGGGCTATCACTGGCAACGCCTGGGCTATGAATCCGTCCAGGCCTTTGTGGCGGCGATGAGCGAAAGCGAAGGGCAACAGCTCGAGGCCTTTGTGCGTTTCATCCTGGCCGATTCCGCTCTGCATAACGCGCTCAAGGCGCGCAAATGGGCCAAGGTGGCCGAGTTATACAACGGCCCGGCCTACAAGCGAAACCTCTACGACATCAAGCTCGCCCGCGCCTATGAGCGTCACGCTACCGAGGATCTGGCCAAGGAGGCCGCATGATCGACGTCAACCAGATCCGCCGGCTACGGCCGCAGGATGGCGATGTGTTTGTGTTTTCGGCAGACACACCGTTCGAGACGGCCAATGAGTTTGGTGAGGCCTTGCACTTGGCCCTGCCTGGGATCAAGTGCCTGGTCGTCCAGGGCGAGCTGGAGCCGCTCGACCGCGCGATGCTTTCTACCGAGCACGCGGATTCTTCCTGGTTAGGGTGGGCGCACGCATGAAGATCTCCATCTTTATCAGCGCTCGGTACGCCCGGATTTTGGTCAAATTACTATGGCTTAACCTTGGTTTGACAGGGCTGCAGGTTGCCCTCGATCTCTTGGATGTCTATCTGGGGCTGGGCTGTGACGCATTATGAGCATGCTCAAACAACTCGGCTATGGCCTGGCCCTGCTCGTTGCCGTGACTGGATTTCTCTGGACCCAGCACCTGCGCCTGGAGACGGCCGAGGCCGCCCAGGCCAGTGCCGAGAGCCGAGCCACCCAGGCCGAGCAGGACAGCCTGAGCCGGCAACAGACCATCGACACCCTTACCCATACGCTGCAGGGCGAGCGAGACGCCCAAAGGCATCTGCAAACCGTCCAGGCCGACCTGCGCCGCGAGATCGATGTACGCAAGGCCCGACTCAAGGAACTGGAAGATGAAAACCAAGCGTTTAAAGACTGGGCTGCTGAGCAGTTGCCTGGTGTTGCTCGCCAGCTGCGGCAGCGTCCCGCCCTCACCGGCGCCGCAGCTTATGGTCAGTGGTTGTCCGGTAGTGACCCGCTGCACCCTGTCCCAAACCAGCCCAACCCGTAATGGCGAGCTACTCGAAGACATGGATACTATCGAGCACGACTGGGCTGTCTGCGCCGCCAAGGTCGACATGATCGTTGATCACCAGGAAGGCCAGCATGAATAAGCCGGAAAGCCTGCGTGCTCACCTGATGGCCGCCGTGCCCGAACTCAGGCACAACCCCGACCGGCTGCTGATCTTTATCGACCAGGGCAAGGTGCGCTGCACCGCCGCTAAGAGCCTGTCCTTTGAGTACGGCTATAACCTGCAGATCATCCTGACCGATTTTGCCGGCCACCCGGATGCCGTCATGCTGCCGCTGCTGGCTTGGGTACGGACCAATCAGTCGGAGCTACTGGCCAACCTGGAGAAGTCAGCCGAGGGCATCCAGTTCGAGGTGGATATTCTGGACCATAGCAAGGTGGATATGGCGATTACCCTGCCATTGACCGAGCGGGTCATTGTGAAAAAACAGGATAACGGCACCTATTCCATCGAGCATGCCGGCGAGCCGCAGTACACCGAGGCTGAGGCGGCCGGTAATTACCAGGTGTATGCCGGCGGTGAACTCTTGGCCGAATGGCAGACACCAGACGGCAGTGAAACCCTGGCTCTGGAAACACCCATGCCCAAGCGGAGCAGCCAGCCATGAGTGACGATCTGACCGCACTAGAAACCTGGCTCAATCCCCTGCTGGCCAAGCTCGAGCCGCAGGAGCGGACCAAACTGGCCAGGGAGGCGGCGCGTGAGATCCGCAAGAACCAAACCAAGCGCATCACCGCGCAAAAGAATCCGGATGGCTCCGCCTTTGAGAAGCGTAAGCCGCGTGACTTACGCGGTAAGCAGGGCCGGATCAAAAAGAAGATGTTTCAGAAGCTAAAGATGGCTCGCTACCTGAAAGCCCAAGGCAGCGAGCAGGCCGTAACGGTCGGCTTCACCGGCCGGATCGCTCGGATCGCCAGAGTACACCAGTACGGCTTAAAGGATCGAGCCGAGCGCGGTGCGCCGGATGTGCGTTATGCCAAACGTGAGCTGCTGGGCTTGTCTGAGGATGATCTGGAAATCATACGCGGTGCTTTGCTTGATCACCTTGTCTTGTAAAACCGCTTTCTACAACCTCCGCTAGCTGCACGCCTCGCTCGTCCCTCTCATCCTTGGCGGCATGAATGAATACGCCGCCCTTTCCCGCCTGATCGAGAACCTGATCCGCCTTGGAACCGTTTCCGAGGTGGACTATGGCAGTCTCGAAAACAACCGACCTCCACGCCTGCGCGTCCAGAGTGGCGAGCTGCTGACCGGCTGGCTGCCCTGGTTCGCTCTGCGCGCCGGGGCCGATAGGACCTGGGATCCGCCCACGGTAGGTGAGCAGGTCGTCCTGTTCAGCCCCTCCGGACTAACCGAGCAAGGCATTGCCTTAACTGGCCTGTGCAGCCTGCAGTATCCGGCCAACGCCGACCGCGCCGGCCTACACCGCCGCACCTATGCAGACGGCGCAGTGATCGAGTACGACAGTGTCGCGCACCGCTTGCGGGCCATCCTGCCGGAAGCAGGCATTACCGACCTGACCAGCCCCGGCGGCATCAACATCATCGGCCCGATCAACCACCAGGGCGACTACACCCAGACCGGCAATCAAAACGTGACCGGCACGGTGACCGTTTCCAAGGACGTTATCGCGGCCGGCATCAGTCTGGTTAAGCACCCGCACGGCAATGTCGAGCCTGGCTCCGGACAGTCGGGAGCGCCGCTCAAATGAACCGCAGCACGGGCCTCTCCCTGACCGACCTCGAGCACCTGCAA